ATCATCGGTGAAGCCAGTAGGTCTGCTTTTGGCGTAGGCCAAGACTGCGTTCTGAATGTCAGTCAATGCCGGCACAATACTTATTGCCGCTTCTATTGATGTTTGACGGGAATCTCTGCGAAATAGTTTTTTAATGTCCATGTTTTCTCTCCTGTTTTAATATTAAAGTTCTAACTCAATCTGCTCGGGCGGTGTATAGTTTTCTATTGGTACTCCTTTGTCCAGTTGGTTAATAATATCTTCCTGTGTTGCGACTCTGATTGTCATCAGGCCTGTTGAAACATGCGCTATCGCTTGTCTGCGGTTGGATGCCCTGACCAGTCTGACCTGATCACCGACACCGACCGTGTAAACACGTTGCTTCATGCTTTCCCCCTTAATCTAATGCTATCTGCGGCTGATTCCAATGCCGCACCTCGCATATCTTCATAGCGTACAGCCATGAGGTCACACAACTTCGCACACGCCTCACGCTCTTCCGCTTTCGCCTGTTGTTCTACTAGCTTGGCAAAGCGTTCGATAAATTCTGGTGGAATTTTCACATTGGGTATGTGTTCACAGCTTTTATATGACCGTCTAGCTATCTGAATGATTTCATCATTTGTCATGTGTTCTTCTCCAAGAGTTTGGCTTGATACCGCGCTAATTCAGTTCTGTGCTGGCAGTATTCGTTCATGTTTTCGTGGGGATGACTGCGGCAACAAGGGTCATCAATGGCAATTAACGCCCGCTCCCACAAATAATTGCGAACATACTCGTCTTCTATGTGTAAAGGGATGATTTCATCTTGGGTCATGTGTTCTTCTCATTAATTCATGGACATAGCAATGAACCACACACCCCAACCAAGGGCTGAGCCGTATTCACTGCCAATTAAATAACTTCCAATACATACAAACAAACCTCGGAAAAGCGTGGCACTATCTTGTTCTTCGTTCATGCTTTGTTCCTTGCTCGGATGGCTTGAGCCAAAGTATCGCCAGCGTATTCCACACTGTCTTCACACACCTTTGCACACGCCTCACGCTCATGCTGTGCTATTAAATTGGCAAAGATAACTAAAGCCGCCCCATCACCGTCCAAATAATCATCAGTATGATTGAATCGTCTGCCATCCCATTCATGCTTGGTAACTGCAACAACCCCGCACTGATCTGCGATCTGAAGTATTTCCATGTCAGTCATTTGCTCCCCTTTTTGAAATACCATTTCCATCTGCGTTGTTTTGCAATGATCGCAAGATAATTTTTAACGTAGGTCTCTAGCGGCATGCCTATTTTTCTAACCATTTGAGCTTCAGTCGCAGTCATGATGATGCGCCCGACTTTGTTTTGGCCTCTAACCTTTCTAACGTACATTGTTTTTCCTACGTGTTGTGGTGGCTGGGTTCTTTAAATCAAACGGATCTTCAATCACAATCCGACCGTTAATTGTCTTGACTGGCGGCTCATAGTCTTCGTCATCATCAAGGCACGGAAAGCCTTCCATCCCATCATCCAAATTTAGTTCTAGCTCACGCATCACAGACAAATGCACCGAAAACAATCTGTACTTCGAATACTCTTTACTGTAAAAATATCTTTTGCTGTTAACTAATTTAGCCTTGGCTTTTGTTTGGGTTTTGGCAAACGTGTCAATAAGCACCCGTTCATTTCCATCACCGTTGTGATTTTTTGACACCGTGTAAGCAAACCCTGCGATGGTTTTGCCGACTGCGATCTTGCTACGCATCTTCTCTCCTTATCGCCCCTTGGGGGGCTTATGTTAATTTCAACCCATAGACCCCCCTACCCCATGAGAGTAGAGAGGGATGGTTTCAACCGCCTTACGGCTTCTGCATGTCAGCGTTAGCTGACCCCTATGCTTGCAGATACGACCAGCACCGTGGATTATTCGGGAACTGCCCCCTAGCTTGCGCATACCACGTAACCCTTTGCTTCCACGCAGGCAGATTTCTACCCCTTAGTAACGTCTGGAGTACGGTTGTCGTAGGAGGGGGAGGAACTAGAACTGCTCACATAAAGCAGTGTGTTTCAAAACATAGAAAGGAAGTCCACAATGGCGCTAACCCATTGCACAGTCCTAGTCCCGAAAAAGAAAAAGCCACTTACAACTGCGTCCGGTAGGAGCCTTGCCTAATACCACTACTGAATATTAGGTAAAGCGGAACGCATGTGTAAATGGCTTTAACCTTGTTACCTCCTACAGCAACGATTTAATTATAAACACAACTTATCAGGTTGTGTTAAGCAATGCAAAAAATATTTTTAGCAGCGGCTGCGCAGATGTTTACACACAACCTACAGCTGTGTTTTACTTCCCGGTGGTATTCTGGCTGCCGCGATGTTTAAACAGAAACCAGCACGCCGGGGCTGCTGCGCAACGTTTAAACACACCCGCCAAGACGTACCTATAAGGCTCGGCTGGTAGAGTGCGTGCAGACTACTTGGACTTCTGTGGAACTCTATGGATGTCTATAGACATCAGTTGATGCACGGTGGTACAATTTGACATCTCTCCTCCCCGCAGTTGCCGCTTCGGGTTTAAACCTCATCGAGTTCGCTTGGTGGGGTTTTTTTTTGGGGCTACCTCTGCGATCTGCTCGACAACCATCTCAGTACGTGGGTGCTCAGGATCCAACCCCCAGTAGCAATGACGCTCTTTTACTTGGCGGTCGTTCACATACACCCTACCCTGTAGCAGATCTAATATAAGAGACTCGTCCAAGTCGGGTCGCCTTGACGCATAGTAAATACGGAGAGTAATTTTCAAGTCACCAGTCAGTAGTGTAGGAAACACTGGGCACTGTTGCAAAAACACATCAGCGTAACTTAATGCTTTCTTAGACTTAATCAGTCTAGACATACCACCGTAGCGTACAACCCTCCGAGAATTTGCTTTAGAAGCTGGCTCACCAAAAATAATTAATGATAGCCCTTGCAATTTTGTTGTAACATCGCTATTATTGAGTTTGTCAGTCATATAACACCAAGGAGAGAAGATGGAAATTACCAATAAGCAGAACTTACCCGCACCATTAGTGGCTTTGCTCTCACGTAACTATTACAGTAAGGGCTCCTCACAGTATAGCGTTACCGAGCTAATGTCGCCACCAAAGATTCGCAGATTACGCGAACAGTACGATGAGTCTATGACCATAGACGTTACCAAAATGATTGCATCCCAACTGGGAACATTCATGCACGGCAAGCTTGAAGCCAAGGAAGTGGAGGGTTACCTTAACGAGGAGCGCATCTTTACCGAGGTCGATGGCATTGTCATCAGCGGTGCAATCGATCTACAGAAGCAGGTAGATGGCGGGGTTGTAATCATTGATTACAAGTTTGTTAAGGCGTGGTCAGTCAAGCAGGGCAAGGATGACTGGATGACGCAGTTGAATATCTACAAGTGGTTGGTTGAGACCGTGAAGAAGGTTCCAGTCAAAGGCTTGCAGATCTGCGCAATCATCAAGGACTACTCCCCCCATGACAACAGCGAGGGCTACCCTGAGGCTGAGGCAATCATGATTGACATCCCAATGTGGGACGCCATCAGGACTGAGACCTATGTACGTGAGCGTCTTGAGATGCACCGCAACGCCCGTGTGGCACAGGATTTTGGTGACGAGCTACAGCCTTGCACCGATGAAGAACGTTGGATGAGTGAGACAACTTACGCAACGAAGAGGGAGGGTCGCAAGACTGCGATCAGAGTATTTAAAACGTTAGAAGAAGCCACTGAGTTGGCAGAAAAGGAAAAAGGCTATGTCGAAACCCGCAAAGGCGAACCCAAGCGATGCACAGGAGATTTCTGTGGAGTCAGCAAGTGGTGTAAACAATACCAAGGGGAACTCAATGACGTCGCATGATTTGTTGAAGGTCAATGTTAATGAGAACACTGAGAAGAAGAACGGCCTGACGTACCTGTCATGGGCGTGGGCTTGGCAAGAGGCCTTGAAAGTTGACCCAACCGCATTCTTTGAGGTCAAGACTTTTATGCGTGACCAGTACACTGAGATGCCCTACATGGACGTCAACGGTACGGGTATGGTTTGGGTGACCGTAACCATGTTTGGTCAGCCACGTACCTGTATGTTGCCTGTGATGAATCATCGCAACCAACCTATTCAGAACCCTGACGCTTTTCAAGTCAACACCGCAATTGTTCGATGTATGACTAAGGCTGTCTCTTTGCACGGTTTGGGGCTGTACATCTACGCAGGGGAAGACCTACCCGAAGAGGAATCAAAAGCCGCTTCTACGCCACAGGCGACAGCTCCAATGGGCGAGTTAACCAAACAGGAAGACGGCCCCAAGTACGAAAAGATTCTAGCGAAGACCAAGCCCCTGCAAGTGGGTGATGGTTGGGACAACTCAGACGCTAGCCGCCAATTGTTTGCAGACGGAATGGTCGAGTACACCAACCACTGCACCACCGTAGCTGGTTTAAACAGCTACTGGAAGAGCAATCAGCTTCAGCTTGACTCGCTGAAGGTGACGCACCCCGACCTGTACACACAGGTCTTAACCAAGTTCCAAGAACTTAAAAAGCAATTTTCTGAAGGAGAGGCTAAATGAATAACGACTTAACAGTCGATCAGCGCTTGCGCATTAAGGCAGTGGAAATGGCGTTTGCCGTATTTGCTGAGCACCAAGAGAAGGTGGAGTTTTTTGATTTACTAACCGACATTTATGAATTTATTAAAGGAGAGCAAAAATGAGTACCAATTCTGATTTCAAACCAATGCCTGACTCAGGCCAGTTGTTTGCAACCCAAAGCAAGAAGACCCCTAAGTCACCTGACTACTTTGGGAACATCGCTTTAAACATGAAGGATCTCACCAACATCAAGACTGAAAACGGTTTGGTGATTGTGAAGCTGTCCGGTTGGAAGAAGGTGTCCAAGTCAGGCAAGACCTATCTGTCTATCGCAGTGGATCGCTTTGTGCCTAACGCACAGGGAGGTAGTGTTCGTCAGGAATCACAAGCGCAGTCGTTCCCCGATGACGACAGCGACATTCCTTTCTGAGGAGACAGGTCATGAGATACACAGCATCACGTAAATTACAACCCGCAACCAACGCTATGTTGGATTTTCTTGTAGACCACCCTTACGCAAGCTTGGACATGATTGTGAACAAGCTTGGCTTCCCCCGCTCTAAGGTACAGGCGGTGTATTACCAATACGGTTTTACCGGCAGTGCTAACGCTAAGAGGAAGTTCCACACCATGTGGAAGATTGGTGAGGAGATTCGCAAAAAGTGGCCTCCCAAGGATCTTGTCGCCATGGCGGAAGGTAAGTGGACAGCTAAGTCAGTTGCCATGAACACGCCTACTTGGCCTGATGAGGATCCTGTCAATCAAGTAAACCGCATTTATGCTGAGCTTGAGAAGAAGCAGGAGCCGACCAAGGGGCAGGCTGTGCTACGGGAAACAATGGCAAAAGACGATGCAGAAATTGCAAAGCTACGGGCAGAAATCAACAGACTGAACATCATTGTTGATTACCTTGCCAGCCAACGGAAGACCGTTTAAATGGCTATGCAATTTGAAGCACGTAAAGTAGCGCTCAAGCAAGACCGTACCGGTTTTGTCTTGACGCTAGCCATACACCCTGACGAAGCGCCCGAAGAACTAATTCGCGACTTTGTTGGGGCACGTTACGCATGCGCAGTAGTGCGCATACAGGACGATGAATCCGCTACCGCATACGACAACCGTGTGCAGAAGGCCGGAATGCTGTGTCGCAACCCTGACTTCCAAGAATTCTTGATGTGCGACAACGAAACCGATACAGCTCACATGCTGTGTAAACGCTGTGGAATTCAGTCACGTACTGAGCTGCACGGAAACATTGAGGCTAAGGTTAGGTTTGATGCCTTAGTTCATGAATTTGAAACAGGGAGCTTTGATGACCCATTCTAATAAACTGAAACCCTTTATGACGTACATCGACGATGCCGACTACGTCAAGCTTAAGAAGTTTTCTAAAAAGCAACGCATCACCATGGCTCAGGTTCTGCGTGAAGGCCTAAGCATTCGGATGTCTGAGGGGGACCCTTACATCCAAGGCTTTAACGATGGTTTAAATAAGGCCTGCGAAGTCATTGCCGGTCACCACGCATGTCAGATGCGCTTCCCCTCGGGGCAGTCATTTGCTGATGTGATCTGCGATGAGGTCAGCAAGAACCTTATGCGGGAGGTTGCATGATTCCTTTAAAGGGTGACCGCAATCAGTGCCAAGGCTGTAAGGAGTACTTCAACAGTACGGGTGCCTTTTCGGGGCACCGTGTTGGTAAGTACGGGGTGGACAGGCGTTGCCGTACACCGGAGGAAATGATTGAGCGTGGGTACAGTAAAAATCAGTTGGGCTTTTGGATTGCAAGCAAGATGCCCACATCATTAATTGAAAAAATCACAGGAGACAAGCATGCAGACACAGCAACTACGTCAGAAGGCAAGGCAGATCTACAACAATCATCTAGTGCCTGACCATACCAACCAACACAATCAACGCAAGTGGGTGCGTTCAGTTTTGCAGCTAGGTGATAAATGGCTTGTGTTTAAACCAATGGGACGCCTAAATGAAAACCAAAGCAGTCATTGAATTTACGTACCCTGATGACGAGGACAACTTGTTGTTTGCGTTAAAGGGTCCCATTATGTACAAGGCTCTTACAAACATCAAGATGGCTGTCACAGGTGAGTTTACACACAAGGCAGACATGAACGCTGTGTTGAAGAGGGTACGTGATTTAACGGATCAAATCTTTGAGGAGCTTGGTGAATGATCCCGTTACTGTTTGGTTATATCCTATGCAAGCCCGAGCAGATCAGTGCTAAGTGCTGTAACTGCAAGCGGTGGGCAGACTACCCCAAGCAACCGAAGGGTCGCGTCACAGTCAATGTAAAAAACAGTAAGAGCAAGGCATGCCACTACATGCCTGTATCACTACAGGAGGAGTCATGAACAGAGAAGACATTATTCGCATGGCGCTAAAGTGCGGTTGGTCAAAAGAATATCTTGAAATTGGTGACGAGAGGCTTGAACGCTTTGCCAACCTTGTCGCTTCTGCCGAGCGCGAGCGATTAACTGACGCGGCAATGAAAGCCGCTGAAAAAGCGGTTGATGTGGCTATTGCGCTAGAGCGTGAGGCGTGTGCAAAACTGTTTGATGACAGAGACAACGGCATTGGGTTTTACGAACCACATGAACCTGCTGAAATAATCCGAGCAAGGGGACAAGCATGACTAAAGACGAAGCATTACGCCTTGCATTGGAGGCGTTGATAGAAGTCAGGGATGCAAACATTCATGGTCTAACGCTTACTCAGGATTACCACGAGGCCATCACCGCAATTAAAGCCGCACTAGAAGCGAAGGATGAGCCTGTTGGGACGGCTGGTGAACTGTTTACCAATACTGCATTAGAGCGTTTGGACTTTAGACCAAGCACAAAAATTTACGTTGCCCCACCACAGCGCACATGGGTTGGGCTGACTAAAAAAGAATTTGAAGAAGCAGTTTACAGATTGGAAGACTTAGAAGATTGTTGGGTTGCCATTGAAACCAAACTCAAGGGGAAGAACACTTGACTATGTACAACGATGACACGCGAGAAAGCTACATTGAAAGATGTAAGGCCGAGAACCTTGCTCAGGCTGAGCGTTACTACGAAATCCACCACGACACTGTCAACATGTGGGTATTTTTATTTCAGTGGGCTATGGCTGAAGAAGAGTATGGAGAACACTGGGACAGAATACATAAGGAGAAGAGATGATTCACACAGACGAAGACGATGAGTTCGCACGTATCGAACACGAGAACAAAATGAAAACAGGACAGCCGTACCACTTCGACATTTACGTGTCCCCATCACAACGCAACTTTGTGTTGGAGGAGGTGGCTAAGGAATTTGAGGCAATGAAAGCGTTTGGCGATACCGCCCATAGCTTTGCCGCGTTTGTAAGGGGAATGAAGAAGTGAATGGGTTTGTAAAACAACAACTAGATTTAAACGGCATGCAGCAGAATTTGCATAAGTTTAAACAGTGCGACAAATGCGACAACATCAAGCCACCTGAAGGAGGTATTCAAATGAGTTCTAGCAAATGGTACTGTGCCGGCTGTTGGACTCTCCGAGCTACGAGGAGACCGAAGAATGCCTAGACCTCAACCCACTATGCCAATTAAAGCAAGACAGGTAAAAATGTCTGATGTTGAGTGGCTCATGTTTAAAGAGCTTGGCGGGGCAGAATGGCTACGTAAATATGTAAAACAAAAAGCAAAGTTCCCGGCGCAGTATTACCTAACGTTTAAACAGGAGAAAACAAATGATTGAAATGGTTCACCAAAGCGCTGACGATTACCAAGTCAATGGCGATCACTATAAAACTATGGAAATCTCCCCTTGGGAGGTGATGGAGGCAGTGCTTACCCCAGAGGAGTTCATTGGATTTCTTAAGGGTAACGTCATCAAGTACTCCATGAGGGCCGGTCGTAAAGCCGGCACTGACGATGCTGACAAAGCACGTCACTACGCCCACAAGCTGTCTGAGTTCCAAGGCCTCCTATGACTGAGTCTCAGAAGGAATACTGTGAGTTTATTGGCAGTCGGTCGTTTGAGGGTGATGGTGGCTGGAGCTACGAAGTTTGGCAGGCAGCTCAGCAGGCTGTGTTTAAACGAGTGGCATCCAGATTTCTGGGGTACGGTGACATTGATTACACCGGCAAGGAAATCGCCAAGTACATCAACTTCTTAGCGGAACAGAATGTACCGGAACAAAAAGCTCCTTGAGATTGTGCGGGAATCACCCTGTCAGATCTGCGGTAAGCAGGACGGCACGGTGGTTGCCGCGCATTCCAACCAACAGCGTGATGGCAAGGGAATGGGCATCAAGGCCCACGACTACAGAATCGCGGCCTTATGTTTTACATGCCATGCAGACATAGACCAAGGGAAAACCCTAAGTAAGCAACAGAAGTTTGATGCTTGGGATACAGCCCATCTCAGAACCATTGGTTGGCTCTTTGAGACGGGTCGTATCACTCTGTCAACATCTTCTTGACACTCTGTATGTGACGGGTCATGTTGATCTGTGCTTGATTCACAGCACTCAAGGCCTCCCGCTTTTCCTCAGCGCTCATGCTTGAGTTGTTAATTTGAAGTGCGGCCTCCCGCATTTTCTTCATTTGTTTTTCCATGCTGGAAATGTAACTACGGCTTGAGTACAGCTTAGCGTTCTCTTGAGCGTATGGCACTAACTCATCAAACTTACCGGTGCGCTCTAACAAGTTGATTGTCCTAACGGTTTCATCAACTGCGTCTTTCAGTTTGTAGTAGGCGGTGACCGTACCCTTTGCCTCAGGATCCACTGCAAAGCGTTTTAACACAGGCATCTGCTCAAAGCGTTTCGCAGCCTTAGGAGACTCACTGTTTAAATCACCGATAGAGTCCATCAGATCTACCATGTAAGTACCGATGGTTCCGGTGTAGCCCTTAATCATGTGATCCACTTTGAGCGGTGACACACCTAAGTTCTCACCCAAGAACGATGCAACCTTGGAGGTGCTAGGGCCTTGTTGGAACTCAGCTGAAACACCCTCCATACCCTGACCTACAATGTTCCTACCTGTGTAGAACGAGTAGTTTGTAGCGGCCTCAAGCAATGGCAACGCAGTCTGAGGTACAGGTAGGAAGCCAAAGGTGCTCCAAGCCGCACGGCCCATAGACTCTGCAAAGTCCTTCCCTGTATCGTCACCTAGGGTATACCCCATGATGCGCTCAGGAATCACTTTAAACAGAACACCCACCTCAAATGGGATTGGGATCTTGACACCCATTGATGGGATCAGCCAGTTGTTGTCGCGTGTCTCCTGCTCCTGAGCAAGGTAGTCATCATCGTCATGGGTCATTGCCCAGTACGCAATGCTCAGTGATGTCAGGTACATGCCCCGTGTGAAGAATGCCTTCTGTACAGCCTTAGCGCGGTCGGTTGGGTTCTTGTCTAAGAACGGCTGAATGCCTGCACGGTAGAACACATCCAAGCCCTGCATACGGGCGTTCAGGAACGGAATGGCGGCAGTCAACAAACGCACAATAGGGCTTGCACCCTTGCGGTTAAAGTTCATCACCTCAAGGGCGCGGAAGATCGCCTCAGCTTCATTGCCTGTGTCCTCAAGGACACGGTTGTAAACAGCCATACGGGTAGCGGCATCAGACGCAGAGGTTCCCTTTTCTAAGGTGCTCCACAAGCCAAAGCCGTCCTGAGCCCTCTCACTCAGTGTTTGGTTGCCTGTACGCTTACGTAGGTCAGCGGTAAGCTGCGCACCGCTCTTCTCAACACCTTGGGCGTAGTCGTATCCACCCAAGATACCGGCTTTTACCAGTGCTTGGTATGTTGGGTCTTTACCACCAAGAGCGCGGCCAAAGTTAGCCACAGTGTCAGCAATAGGAGTCATTTTGACACCGCTAGTGACGTAGGCTGACATGGAGTCACGCAACAAGTTGGCTAACATAAAGCCGGGGTCTTTGGTAACCATGCTACGCAGTAAACCAGCCGGGCCAGCAAAGATGCCCCAGAGCTTCACATCTGGCATGTTTAAACTCTTAACTGAGTTTATGAACAGTTCATCAGCAACTGCGTATGACTTGTATTCACCATCACGCATGATGGTCACAGTTCCGGGAGCGCTAGACTGTTTTTCCAGTAACTCAGCATCACCTAACTGCAGGGCAACATCAACCGCCTTCTGGCCGGCAGTGTTCTTCATGCCGGCTTGGATGATCGACTGGGTGTTGCGAACAATGGTTTCCATGAAGTCGGCAAGCGGTGCGTCAGTATCCCCTTTTAGTTTTTTAGGGGCCTTGACACCTGAGATGCTTTGGAAGACCTTGGGGCCGATGGTGTCCTCACCTTCTAGCTGACGGTAGAACGGAATGTAATCAGCGTACTTGGTAAACTCAGCGGCCTTGCCTTTGCTGATGATGCC